GATCGGCACCAAATTCGCACGACCTAAATGCGTTGGGGTGACTCCCACTAAGCCGGGAGAACCCGGTTTAGGCCACGCAACCTACCTGCCGGGTCTATCGGTACCGCTAGTCACGGAAACGGGCAGGGTGCGAACCAAATTCGCTGCGACCCTCCCGCTGCGAAATCTCGCAAGTCGTGGTCACGACGTAAGCGAGCGCCATCGGGCTGACCGCCGTGGGTGGCACCTACAAGGGCGTGTCGTCGTTGGCACCCTGTATTGCTGTGTGAAGTTTCGGTTCACTGTTTCGGACGGCGGTTCAATTCCGCCCGGGTCCACCAGAAAGCGCCCTCATGCTACGTCAGGGCGCTTTCTCATGGGCCTGCAAGGTTTCGACGGGACGGAATGCGCCGCGATGGACAGCACGATAGCCGACTGCCGTAAGCAGCGGAAAACCTCAAGCGCCAATGATCCGGTGTTTGCTCACGCCCAAGCGGCCTGAGCCGGAGTCCGCGCACTCTGTTACCAGACGCGCAGCCGGGATTTCTCCCGGCACCTTTAACCCTGCCGCGCGCCGAACGCCACAAGGGCTTCGCGCGGTTTGCCCGAACGCCACGGGCACCGGCATCCCGCCGGTTTTCTTTGATCGCCAGTCCGCGATTCTGCAAAAGCTTCGCGCAAGGCATTGAATCCGATACGGAAGATTGCTTGATCGTTGCTTGATCAAGTCGAATCCGTGTGGGCGTTATCTGCAATCCGAGGCCAACAATGCGAATTCTCCTAGCCATCGCTGCGATTCTGGCCTTGGCCGGATGCGCTGCGTCTCGAAATGCCCACTATGCGGCGCAGAGTGAGTACCGCAACGCCATCGCGCAACAGAACGCCGCGAAATTGGCGTCTGTCCAGTCTGCCGCTGCGACGTGTGCGGATGACGTGTGCCGGGTGTCCGTGGCTGCTATGGCCGCGCTGGTCCAGTCTGAGCGGATCGAGCGGCCGGCGCAGTATCAGAGTGAGGCGGTGTCTGTCCTCGGGCTGGTGGAACGTGCGCTGAGCGTCGGCGCAGCGGTGTACGGGCAGAAAATCCAGGGCGATTCACTCGTCGAGCTGGCCGGTGTCGTTGCTGACAGTGCCGGCGACCGCAGCCAACATTTCGACTACAGCGACAACAGCACGACGGACAACAGCGTCAGCATTGCCGACAGCTACAACGCCGACAACGACACCAGCGGCGACACGATCAGCGACAGCTATAACGGCGACAGGATCGGCCGCGACGTGATCGGCGGCGATCGCACGGACAACTCCGGGGTCATCGGCGACGGCAACCGCTTCGAGTCTCCGGGGCCGATTGACAACAGCGACCCCGGGGATGACTGCAGCGGGGAAAGCTGCAACCCGACAACGCCAGCGGAGGGCGGCTAAGGATGTCACGACCGGAATTCGCCTCGCGCGTCAGCCTCGGTGACATCGTGACCGCGGTCGTGGCGATCATCGCTGCGGCCGGGTTCGCTTGGTCCACCCAAGCCGAAGTCCGGGTTCAGGCCCAGCGGATCGACGCGCTCGAATCGGTGCGCCAGTCCGACGAACGCAATCACGAACGGGACGATGCGAAACTGGAGGCATCGTTGCGCGACATCAAAGAATCAATGCGTCGCCTTGAAGACAAGGTTGACCGGATCGCGGAGAAGGATCGTAGGCCGTGAGCCTGACACCACGCGACCTCAAGCGCCTTGAAGGCGTCAACGCTGACCTTGTGCGCGTTGTGAAGATCGCGGCCGGCATGGTCCCGCTGATGGTCATCGAAGGACTGCGCACGCGCGAGCGGCAAGCGGAACTGTACGCCATTGGCCGCACGAAGCCGGGCAAGCCGGTGACGTGGACACTCAACAGCAAGCATTGCGATGGGATGGCGGTTGACGTTGCGCCGCTCCCGCTGGACTGGAACGACCACAAAGCATTCTTCACCGTTGCTGGCGCGATGCACGCAGCCGCACAACGCATCGGCGTGACCTTGCGTCATGGCGGTGATTGGGATGGTGACGGCATCTATGGCGAGCGCGGGGAATCGGACCTGCCTCACTTCGAACTGAGGGACTGACCATGCTCGCGAAACTGAAAGCGTTCCTGGCCCTCCTGCGCCACGGCGAGGAAGTGTCCAACGTCGAAGCATGGAAGCGCCGCCAGATCACGGCCGGAATGCTCGTTTCGCTGCTGGCCGCTGCTGTCGCATTGGCGCGAAGCTTCGGAATCGAGATCGACACGAACAACGTGCAGCTCGAAAGCGTCGCGCTGGGCATCCTCTCAATCTACGGCCTTGCCGATTCGGTGCTGACTGCGATCACGTCGAAGCGGGCCGGTGTGCTGCCGAGCAAGAAGCCGAAGCCCGAATGATCCGCCTCGCGCCGGCCCTGCTACTCGCCGGCTGCGCTACTTGCAACGTATCCCCGCACGCATTGCCCGCGTGCCCGCACGACATGCCCTGTCAGTTCACCGACAGGGGCGCCATCGTCTACCTGGAGTGTTCCGAACATGAGCAAGCTCATCGCGATCATCAAGATCGTCGCGCAACTGTTGCCGGCGATCATCGAAGCCATCCGAGCAATTGAGGCCGCGATCCCGCAGTCGGGACAGGGCGCGCAGAAACTTGCGCTTGTCCGCGAGCTGATCGAAGCCGCGTTTGAGGCCGTGCAGGATGCCGGCGTGACGTTCGCGGAAGTCTGGCCGGCCATCCAGCGCATCGTTGCCAAGATCGTCGCCGCGTTCAACGCCTCCGGCATCTTCGCGAAGGGCTGATGCCTCGCGCACCCTCCACGCTCCGCGTGCAGCGCCCGACGACACCCGTCGTGCGCTATGCAGAGCGTGAGGCCGTCGCCAGCCGCCAGCATCGCCGGGCACTGGCCACGAACAGCGCGGCATGGCGTGCCATCCGCGCGAGCGTGCTGCGTGCTGAGCCGCTGTGTCGGGTATGCAAGGCGCGCGGACGATTCACCGCAGCCAGCTGCGTCGACCACGTCGATGCCAACCCTGGCAACAATGACCTGACCAACCTGCAGCCGCTCTGCTCACCCTGCCACGCCCGCAAGACCGCGGCGGAAGATGGTGGGTTCGGCAATCGTAAGAAGGCGCGAGCGTGAAACATCGCGTTCCACACTACGCGAGTTTGCCGCGCGCTCGCGGGGCCCCGCCCGGGGCGGGTCAAAACTCTGGGGCCTTTGACCACGACACGGGCTGCCTAGGCAAATTTTCGCACCGTCAGAATTTTGATCCGGAATTTCAGACATGGCCCGCAAGCCGACTCCGCACAACCTGAAGGTGATCGCCGGGACGGATCGTCCTGACCGTGCGCCGCCGAAGGACATGCCGGAGTTCGACTCGGTTTCGGTGATGCCGGCGCCGCCGCAGCATCTGAATCCGGATGGCCGGGAAATGTGGTTCGACATCGGCGGCAAGTTGGTCGACGCCAAGGTGCTGCAGTCGGTCGACCTGTACGCGCTCGAACAACTGTGCGTTCGCTGGCAGTCGCACCGCCAGCTCGCGAAGGCGGGCATCCCGGCGACGGCTGCTGACGACAACGCGCTGAAGGCGCTGTTTTCCGAGTTCGGCCTGACGCCGGCGAGCCGTCGAAAGGTGGGAGTGAGTGACACGAATGGCCGCCAAGGCAACGCGTTCAAGCAACGCGGCGCCGCCAACCGGCCCGCGTGATTTCGTCCAGGTCGCGACCGCGTACGCGCGCGAAGCGACCGCCGACCGAAAGGGCAAGAAGTTCGGGAAGTGGATCCGGCTCGCCGCCGCCCGCTTCCTGCGTGACCTGAAGACTGCGAAGTCCAAGGGCGCGCCGTTCAAGTTCGACCCTTGGTGGGCGAACGATGTCTGCCTGTTCGCCGAATCGCTGCCGCATGTTGAAGGCGTGTGGGACACGCCGACGATCGTGCTGCACCCGTCGCACGTGTTCTTCCTGGTGAACCTGTTCGGGTTCCGGAAGCCGGACGGCACGCGCCGATTCACCACCGCGCTGTTCGCGGTGGCGCGCAAGAACGCCAAGTCGACGCTGGCGGCGATCATCCTGCTGTACTGCCTGTGCTGCGAAGGCGAGGTCGGGCCGCAGGCGATCACCGCAGCCACGACCGGGCAGCAGGCCCGTATCGTGTTCAACGTCGCGAAGCGGATGGTCGAGAAGACCCCGGACCTGCGCGAGGCGTTCAACTTGGAACCGTTCGCGAACGCCATCGCGGCGTATGCGAACGGCGGGACCGCGAAGCCGATCAACGCGAAGGCGAGCACCCAGGACGGCTTGAACCCGTCCATGGTGTCGCTGGACGAAGTCCACGCGCACAAGACGCACGACTTGCTGAACGTGCTGAAGTCGGCAGCCGGTGCGCGCAAGAACCCGCTGTTTCTGTACACCACGACCGAGGGCTACGAATCGCCAGGGCCGTGGCCGGAGCAGCGCCGCTTCGCCGAGCAGCTGCTCGAACAGGCGGTGGAAGCCGAGCACTACCTCGCGCTGATCTACTCGGTCGACGAAGCCGACCACGACTTCGACCCGAAGTGCTGGATCAAGGCCAATCCGCTGGCCGACGTGAACGCGATCCTGCTGAAGGAGATCGCGAAGGAAGCGATCGAGGCCAAGGCGATGCCAGGCCGGCACGCCGAGTTCAAGATCAAGCGCCTGAACCGGCGCGCCGCGGCGGCGAATGCGTGGGTCAACATCGAGCGGTGGCTCCGGTGCTCAGGCGACGCCGACGAAGAAGTGCTGCTGCGCACGCCGTGCGTCGGCGCGCTCGACCTCGCGAGCACGCGCGACATGTGCGCGTTCGCGCTGGTCTGGCGCATCGGCGACCGGTGGGTGGTCCGGGTCTGGTACTGGGTGCCGGCAGATGCCGTGGCCCAGCGCACCGAGCGCGGTACCGTGCCCTATGCCGGATGGGTGGCCTCCGGGCACATCACGCAGACCGATGGCGACGTCACCGACTACGCGGCGATCGAGGCCAAGGTCAACGAACTGCGCGAGCGGTACCAGGTGACGCAGATCGCCTATGACCAGTGGAACGCGAGCGACTTGGTGAACCGCCTGGTGGCCGACGGCGCGCCGATGGTGCAGTTCATCCAGGGCGCGCGCAGCTACCACCCGGCCATGCAGGAACTGGAAATGGCCTACACCTCCGGGCGCCTGGATCACGCCGGCAACCCGGTGCTCACCTGGAACGCGGCCAACCTGGTCGCGCGGCAGGACCAGAACCTCAACAACGCGCCTGACCGCAAGCGGTCGGCCGACAAGATCGACGGCATGTGTGCGGTGCTCATGGGCATCGGCACGACGCTGGCGAAACCCGAACCCACCCCGCAGTCGGTCTATGACCGGCGCGAAATGCTGATGGTGTGACTCAATGGCATGGCTTGACTGGCTGCGGACCCCGAAAAATCGAGCGTCCGGCGCCGGCGGTGCGCGTGCCGCATTCGAAGCGCTGGATCTGAACGATCCGCTGATTGCCGAATTCCTCCGCAATGGCGAGCTGGCAAACAGCGGCGCGACCGTGAACCGCGACAGCGCGATGCGCGTGGCCGCGGTCTATGCCTGCGTCCGCATCATCGCCGGCGCGGTGTCGTCGATGCCGCTGAAGCTGTACACGCAGCAGGATCGCACCCGCGTCGAGGCGTCCGACCATCCGATCAATCGGCTGATCGCCCACAAGCCGAACGAATGGCAGACATCGAAGCGCTGGCGGCACCTGATGCAGTCGCACATGCTGCTCGACGGCAACGGCTACTCGCTGATCGCGGGTGGCCGCCGTCGTCCGCTGGCGCTGTATCCGCTCGATCCGAAGCGCATGCAGGTCGAACAGAAGGCCGACTTGTCGCTGTCGTACCGGTACGAAAAGAAGAACGGTCATAGCGTCACTTTCGACCAGGACGAGATCCTGCACCTGCGCGGCATGTCGCTCGATGGCATCACCGGCCTGTCGCCTGTTGCGTACGCGCGCGAAGCCATCGGCCTGGCGATTCAGGGCGAGCGCCACGGCGCGTCGCTGCACAAGAACGGCATGCAGGTCGGGTCTGTGCTGAAGTTTCCGAATGGCTTGTCCGATGCCGCCTACAAGCGGCTGAAGGACGGTCTCGAACAGTTCCGCGGCACCGCCAACGCGCACAAGAACCTGATCCTCGAAGAGGGCGGCGACTTCGCGGCGACCATGAGTAACGTCGACGCGCAGTGGCTGGAAAACCGCAAGTTCCAGCGCGGCGACATCTTCATGTTTTACGGCGTGCCACCGCACATGGCTGGCGACACCGAGAAGTCGACCAGCTGGGGCACCGGCCTCGAACAGCAGTCGCAGGGATTCGTCAGCTACACACTCGACGACTGGCTGACCGAGTGGGAGCAATCCCTCGCGGCTGCGCTGGTCACCGACGACACCCAGTATTTCAAGTTCACGCGCGCCTCGCTGGTGCGCGGCGACATCAAGACGCGCTACGGCGCCTACGCCGTCGGCCTGACCAACGGATTCCTGACCCCGAACGAATGCCGCGCAATGGAAGAACTGCCTCCGATGGACGGCGGCGACACCCTGCGCGTGCCTCTGAACACGGCACCGATCACCGACGCGAAGGAAACGGAAGATGAGCCTGCGACCCCTGCCTGAAATCCGGGCGGATGCATCGATCCAGAACGCGCGCTGGGAAGTCCGGCCGGATGCGCTGGAGCGGTTCATCCCGCACGCCGCCGACGCCGGCGACCCGGAAACCATCACGATCTATGACCAGATCGGCGTCGACGTATGGACGGGCGAGGGCGTCACCGCCAAGCGCATCGCCGGTGCGCTCCGCTCGATCGGCGAACGCGATATCCGCGTGAACATCAACAGCCCCGGCGGCGACTTCTTCGAAGGCGTCACGATCTACAACCTGCTGCGCGAGCACAAGGCCAAAGTCACGGTGCGCGTGCTCGGTGTGGCGGCGTCGGCGGCGTCGATCGTCGCCATGGCCGGCGACGAGATCGAGATCGCCGTGGCCTCGCACCTGATGATTCACAACGCCTGGGCGGTCGTGGTCGGCAACCGGCATGACCTCGAACAGGCGCAGAACGCGCTCGCATCGTTCGATGGCTCGATGGCCGACATCTACTCGGCCCGCACCGGCATCGATCGCAAGAAGGTCGCGTCGATGATGGACGCCGAGACGTGGATCAGCGCCGACGCGGCCGTGTCCGGCGGCTGGGCCGATCGCAAGATCAACGAGCCTGCGAAGCCGGAAGGCATCGAGGCCAAGCAGACCCGCACGCTCGCGGTCGCCGAAGCGGCGTTCGCGCGGGCCGGGCTGTCCCGCAGCGAGCGCCGCTCGCTGTTGAAAGACCTGACGAATTCCAGTGGCACGCCGAGCGCTGCCGCGTACGCCATGCCGGGCGCTGGCGACCTTGCTGCAGCTCTGCAGCGTCTCCAAAGCAACCTCAAGTAAGGGAGTCACCCATGAAGAACCATGCACTGTCGGACGGTATCCGTCGCGGCATCCAGGCCGTGCGCGCCGAAACGGTGTCGCTGGCCGATCTCGTTCGCAACGTCGAAGCCGTCAATCGCGCCTTCGAAGAGTTCAAGGCCACGAACGACCAGAAGCTCGCCGCGCTCGCCAAGTCCGGTTCGGTTGATGCGCTCGTGACCGAAAAGCTCGACCGCATCAATGCCGACATCACCAAGCACCAGGCGGCGATCGACGAAACCACCAAGATCCTCGCGCGCATCCGCGCCGGCGGTGCTGGTGGCAACGAACTGTCGCCCGAAGCCTCGGCATACCGCGGTAACTTCAATGCCTACTTCCGCCGCGGCGAGAACGAGGGTGAGGTCAAGCAGTTCAACGCGGCAGCCACGCGCGGCTCGAACCCCGATGGCGGCTATCTGGTCCCCGACCAGATGGAAAGCACCATCGACCGCGTGCTCGGCACCGTTTCGGCCGTGCGCAGCATCGCCCGCGTCATCAGCATCAGTGGCGCCAGCTACTCGAAGTTGGTGAACCAGGGCGGCGCAACGTCGGGCTGGGTGGGCGAGAACGATGCGCGCGGCTCGACCAGCACGCCGACGCTCTCCAAGCTGGAATTCCAGGCCATGGAGATCTACGCCAACCCGTACGCCTCGCAGACGCTGCTCGACGATGCATCGGTCGACATCGGCGCCTGGCTGGCTGATGAAGTCGCGATCGAGTTCGCCGAGGAAGAAGGCGCTGCCTTCGTCACCGGCAACGGCGTCGCCAAGCCGCGCGGCCTGCTGTCGTACGACTTCGTCGCGAATGCGTCCTGGTCGTGGGGCAAGGTCGGTTACGTCGCCAGCGGCAAGTCCGCAACGCTCGACACCGACACCGGCAAGAACGGCGCGGAGAAGCTGATCTCGCTGATCCACGCGCTGAAGCAGGGCTATCGTCAGAACGCCCGCTTCATGATGAACACGACCACGCTGGAAACCCTTCGCTCTCTGAAGGACGCCAACGCGCAGTACGTGTGGCAGCCGTCGATCAAGGAAGGCGTGCCGGCCACGCTGTTCGGCTACCAGGTCACCGACGACGACAACATGCCGAACATCGGCGCGGACCAGTACCCGATCCTGTTCGGCGACTTCCAGCGGGCCTACCTGATCGTCGATCGCCAGGGCATCCGCGTGTTGCGCGATCCGTACAGCAACAAGCCGTACGTCAGCTTCTACACCACGAAGCGCGTCGGCGGCGGCATCCAGAACTTCCAGGCCATCAAGGCGCTGAAGATCGCGACGTCGTAACCGAATGCGGGCTCGGGCCACGTGAGCCGAGCCCGCTCACTCACCCCATCGGGAGAAACACCATGCGTGACTTGATGAACCAGATCCACGTCAAGCGGGCGATCTCGCCCGTTTCGGTGGCGGACAACACCGCCCAGACGGGCGAAGTCGTCGACCTGCAGGGCTACGATTCCTGCACCTTCGTCATCGCCACCGGCTCGATCGGCGATGCCGATGCCACGTTCGCAGTCGAGGTCCAGGAATGCGATACCTCGGGCGGAACCTACACCGCCGTCGCGGACGCCAACCTCGTCGGCACCGAGGCCCTGGCGGGCTTCCAGTTCGACGACGACAACGAGTGCCGGAAGATCGGCTACATCGGCTCGAAGCGCTACGTGAAGCTCGTGATCACCCCGGCGGCCAACGCATCTGCGGCGCTGTTTTCCGCCGTGGCCGTGCTCGGCCATCCGAACCGCGCTCCGACCTCCAACCCGCCGGCCTGATCCGGCTGACGCAGTAACCCAAGGGCGGCCCGGCAACGGGTCGCCCTTCTTCTTTGGAGCAGTCGGTGAACTGGACCAGTCTCAATCGAACTGCAGCGCCCGCCGAATATCCGGTGTCGGTCGCGCACGCGAAGGAACACCTCCGCATCGAGTCCAGCCAGATCGCCGACGATCAGTTGATCCTGCGCTACATCGCCGCCGCGACCGACTGGGTCGAGAAGGAAACCAACCGCGCGCTGGTCACCCAGACCTGGGCGATGCGACTGGATGACTTCCCGCGCTGCGACGGCACGCGCGGACGCTACATCGAATTGCCGAAACCGCCGGGCGTGTCGGTGACCTCGATCACCTACGTCGACAGCGCCGGCGTCACGCAGACGCTCGCGACCGACCGCTATGCCGTCGTCGCCGACGAATGGCAACCCTTCGTCTGCGAAGCCTACGGCACCACCTGGCCGAGCGTGCGCGCACAGCCTGGCGCCGTCACCGTGACCTACGTCGCGGGCTATGACGACGTTCCGGATGCGCTCAAGGCTGCGATCTGGATGCACGTGCAGGGCCAACACGACAACCTTCCTGCGGCGGACTGGCAGGCGCTCGAACGCGCCATCCGCAACATGGTCCTGCCGTTCCGCGTGCCGGTGATCTGATGCTCGCCCAACGCCTACGCCACCAGGTCAAGCTGCAGTCGCAGTCGACCAGTCTGGACAGCTACGGCGGCAACACTGGCACCTGGTCGGACGTGGCCACGGTGCGCGCGGGCATCGAACCCATCGGCGGCACCGAGGCGATGCGCAACGGACAGAACGCGGGCGAGCAGATGGTGCGCGTGGTCATGCGCTACCGCGCCAGCGTCACGCCGCAGATGCGCATCGTCTGGGGCAGCACGATCTACACCATCGTCGCCGTCGCCAACCGCGACAGCGCAAACCGCATGCTTGAACTGACGTGCAAGACCGGAGGCGGCGAATCGTGATCAGCGCGCGCATCACCGGCATGGCCGAACTGACGGCCGCGCTCAAGGCGTTGCCGAAGGAGATCGCCAGCAAGAACGGCGGGCCGCTGCGGCGCGCGCTGCGTTCCGCCGCGCGCACGGTACAGATGCGCGCGCGCGAACTGGCGCCGAAGGAATCCGGCCGGCTGACCCGCGCCATCGTGATTCAGCTTGACCGCAATCCGCGCAACGTGACCGAGCGCATGGTTGTGCGGCCGCGTGCGGGCAAGTCGCGCAACGACGAGAAGGGCGCGTGGTACTGGCATTTCGTCGAGTTCGGCACCGTGAAGATGCCGGCCCATCCCTTCATCCGGCCCGCCTTCGATGCCGTCAAGGACGAAGCGCTGGCCGAATTCAAGCGCCACCTCACGCAGGGCATCTTCCGTGCCGTGCGCAAGGTGCGCCGACTGAGCACGGTGCGCCCGCGTGGCTGACGAATCGACCATCCGCGCGCTCCTGGTCGCGCACGCCGGCTTCGCCGCGCTGGTGCCGGCCGCGCGCCTGTTCGACCAGGTCGCACCGACGAACACGCCGACGCCGATCGCGCGGCCGTTCGTGGCCATGACCACCGTCAGTGATGTGCCGTTCAACCACGTCAGTGGCGCGCCGGCGTCGGCCGGCATCCGCGTGCAATTCGACATCTACGCCGACACCAAGGCCGGCGCCAAGGCGGTGCTGGCGCAGATCCGCGCCGCGCTGCATGCCGCCGGCCACGGCGGCTGCGAAGAACTGTCGCAAGACCTGCCGGCCGATGACCCGGCGCTGCGCCGCATTTCCAGCGATTGGCTGTTCGTCCTGAACCGCTGATCGACCGCATCCCGAAAGGGTAAACCGACCGCCGCAAGGCGGTTTTTTTTCGACCGCCGCAGGGCGGTTTTTTTGTTTTCTGGAGAACCGTCATGGCCAATCTCAAGACCCAGGGCACCCAGCTCTGGATGGTGACTGCCGCAACGACTTCGGTCGAAATCGGCAACATCACCAGCTTCAACCCGCCGTCGCCGGCCGCCGACGAAATCGAGTCGACCAATCTGGCGTCGAGCGCGAAGGAATTCGTGCAGGGCCTGATCGATTACGGCGAGGGCTCGTTCGAGGTGAACTTCGATCCGTCGAGCGCCGCGCATCAGGCCGTTTTGACCGGCCTCGCCGCCGGCACCACGCGCGAATTCCTGATCGGCTTCAGCGACGCGACCACGGCCGTTCCGTCGGTCACCGGCAGTTCGTTCGGCACCCCGCCGACCACGCGCTCTTGGATCAAGTTCACGGGCTTCGTCAAGGGCTTCGTGATGCAGGGCGGCACCAACGACCTGGTCAAGGCCACGCTGACGGTCCGCAACAGCGGTTCGCCGACCTACACCTGGAAGGTCTAACCCGCGCTTCAGGGCGGCACTTGCCCGCGCAGGACCCGCGCGGGCCTTTTTCTTCGCGGCGTGCGCTGAACCGCGCGCCGCACCCCATCAAAACAAGACGAGAGACCACCCATGAAGATTCAGGATTTCCTCGCTGCGGGCGATCTGCAGCCGGTGCGTGTAGACGGCGAGCTGGTCGAAGGCGTGAAGTGCCGCCTGCTCACGCTCGACGAAGTGTCGGCGCTGATTGGCGATGGCGTGAAGAACGCTGTGAAGTTTGGCGCATCGCTGCTCGCTGTCGCACTGGTCGACCCCGATGGCAACCCGGTCGGTGATGCCGCGACGTGGCTGCGCATGCCGTTCCGTCAGCAGTCGAAGTTCGAGGCGCTGGTGAACGAGGTCAGCCGAATCAATGGCCTGCTCCAGGCCGCGCAGGTGGAAGACCTGGGAAAGTCTTCCGAGACGACTGGCGCGTCCGACTCGAGTTCGAACTCTGCCTGAGGCTCGGGAAAACCCGCGCGGAATTGCGCGCGGGCATGAGCTATCGCGAGTTCACCCAGTGGGCGGCGTGGAATGCCCACTCGCCCATCGGCGACGAGCGATGCCATGACCTCGGCCCTGCGCTGATCCGCCAGATGACGGCGCAGATGAACAGCAAGCGCGGCTCCAAGTTCCCGCTTGAGGATTTCCTCCCGTTCGCACGGCGCGACGAACCCCAGAACGTCAACGAGGCCGAAGCCGCGCTGATCGCGTGGGCCAAGGCCAATGGCACCCGAGAGAAACGAAAGGAGTAGCACCGTGGCAGACCCCTATGATTCCGTCGCCTCCGGCATGGACTCGCCCGCGAGCAGCGCCGAGGCGATCACGCCGAACGACTCGACCGACCTCACCACGATCCCGCGCGCGCTGCTGATCGCGTCCGCGGGCAACCTGAAGGTCACGATGAAGGGCGGCCAGACGGTCACGCTCCCAGTCGTTGCCGGATACAACCCGCTCCGCGTGACGCGGGTGTGGTCGACGAGCAAGACTTGCGGCGACGTGTTCGCGATCTGGTGATGCCATGCCACTCGGTCTGAGCCTCGGCATCGGCGCATCCCTATCCGCCGGCGACGCGGTCTATCCGAATCCGGGCGACTACCTAGTCACCGCAATCGGCGGAGACAACCTCACTGACGAATCCAACAACCAGTTGACGGCATAAGGAATCACCATGGCAAACGTTGCAGTTCCATCCATCGCCACAGCCACGCCCACCGACGCCGACACTGTCCTTGGCGTCCAATCAGGGGCCGTTCGGCGGTTCAGTGTTGCAAATATCCGCGCGGCAGACGATGCCATCGCTCCGATAGGCATCAGCGTAGATTTGCACGCCGCGGTCGGCGACGGTACGACCGATGACACTCTTGCGATTCGCGCGGCGATCACCGCCGCGGGGGTCGGCGGGACGATCCTGTTCACGCCAGGGAAGACGTATCTGGTATCCGGCTCGCTGACGCCGCTTGAAGGGCAGACGTTGTGGGGGTATGGCGCGGCTATCAAGCGGGCGGCACAAACCTCGACGACAACCACGGCGTCGATCACGACAGGATCGACCACATCGTTCGCAGTCGTCGACGCGTCGCCTTTTTTTGTCGGGCAATCTGTCGCACTATTCAACGGGACGCACAATAGCGGGAACGCGACGATCACGACAATCGTCGGTAATACGATCACTGTGTCGTCTGCCGTCACTCTTTATTCCGGGTCGCCGTTCAGCGGGACGACGACGGTAGCGTTGTCGTTCACTACCATTCGCGCGGCAGCGGACGGAATCCGGGTTGTAGGATTGGAAATTGACGGCAACCGCACAAACTGGACTCACCACCACTGGGAGACGGCCAGCGAGGTCTATCTCGGCAACGTCAGCGACATCGTTGTCGATGGCTGTCATATCCACGACGGCCCGTGCGAGGGCATACAGGAATCGGGCGGGCTCACCGAGTCAACGGCAAAGACAGGGCGCCGCTACACGAACAACGTCATCGAACAAATGGGCGGCAACGGAATTCATTTGTCCGGCAGCGGCGGAACCTTGATACAAGGCAATCGCATCACGGACTGCACACTAGACGCGTCGAACGGGCACGTCGGCGGGTGCGTTACGTTCTCGTGGGGCGGGCGCTACGCGCAGATCGTCGATAACTTTTTCGCACGCGCTCGGCGTGGTGTAGGCGAAATCACGAACTCGGCATGCGACCACGCGTCGATCTGCGGCAACACGTTCCAGGACATCGCGTTGACTGCCGATCATGTCGCGAACGGGCTGAATGAATCGTTCGCTATCGAGGTCAGCGGATCAACCAAGGACGGCTTGGCATCTGACATCACCATTTCCGGGAACAAGTTCATCCGGTGTTCGCCGGTGATCTTCCGCACCATGCTGATTTCCGGCGTCACTGCAGCACAGGCAATCACCGGAATTGCGAACGGGACGGACACAGTCATCACATGCGCCGGGCATCCTTTCGTGCTATGGGCGAAGGTGCTGATCGCTGGCGTTGCAGGGATGACGGAAATCAACGGCGTCGAATGCCGCGTCGTGGCCGTGACTGCAAACACATTCACAGTTGACACCGACAGTTCGACGTGGGGAACGTACACGAGCGGCGGAACCGCGTCCGGGATGTACCCGAAACGCTACGTTTTCACGGGCAACGTCATGGAAGACTGCGATGGGCTCACAAACACGCCCGTAACAAAGGGGGCAGTGAGCGTGACCGCGTACTATTCCGGCACGCGCGGCCCGAACGGTGTCGTGATTGCAGACAACATCATTCGAATGAAGGCCGTTGCGGTGCCCGACACGAACGAAAATGCAATTTTCGTTGGCTATTCGGACAACGTACTGGTTGCAGGGAACCGCATTGATGGCGGGCACTACGGCATCTATGCGGAATACGGCTGCAGCAACGTCAACGTCACTGGTAACAATCTCAACGGCCAATACTGGAAGGGGATTATGGGGCAGTACAACGCCGGCAGTGGGATATTGATCAGCAACAATACTGTCGTTGGAGACGCGGCAGCATCGGCGTCGAACTACGAATGCATCAGCGTTCCGACTGTTGCGACCGTCATCGGCAACGTTGTCTCGCTGTCACAGGGGGACGCCGGAATTTTAATCGCGGGTGGTGCTAATTGTGTTGTCCGCAACAACACGATTACTGCGGGGGGAACGACAAAAAGCATCCGCATCAGTTCCGGCTCCACGGGATATGTGCTGACTGACAACGTGATGAATGTCGCGATCACTAACAGTGCGGCAGGCGCGGGCAACTTCGGAACCGCGACAATCGCATCAGGGACGACATCAATCGCTGTGACGCACAATGTCGGATACACACCTGACGTTGCGAGCATCAGCATCACGCCGACGCTGCTATCCAACGCTGCAAAGTGGTGGATCAGCGCAACGACATCGACGACGTTCACGATCTCGGTTGACGCCGATCCCGGCGCAAGTACCGCCACGTTCAAGTGGCGAATCTCGACGTGATATACGCAGCGGGCGCGCTCAACATCGCAAAATCGCCGATCTGGTGCAGCTCGGCCCGGACGATCCGGATCGCGGCGAACATCAGGACCGTCGTGGCTGTGGGCAATGTCGCGCAGTTGGCGGGGTGCTTGTGACCTACCTGCTCGCATGGCTGATCCTTGCCGCACCGGGCGCGCTGCTCATTGGCGGCGGGGTGTGGCACGAGTGGCGCGCGCTCGGCGAACTGAACTGACGACGCAAACAACCGACCCGGGGCCCGCGATTGCGGGCCTTGTCATTTTCGCTTTCGCTGACTGGACTCTGCCACGTGAGTGAATCCCTTGCCCGCCTTGCCGTCGATCTGACGGCCAACGTCGCCGGCTTCGAGTCCGACCTTGGCCGTGCGAATCGCATGGCCGAGAAGTTCAGTCGGCAGGTTGAAAAGGATCTCGGAAAGATCGGGGCGGCCATCGCCGCGAATATGACGGTGGCGTTTGCCGTCGTTGCGGCGGGCGCGAAGAAGGCGATCAACGACCTCGATCGCATCGGCGACGTGTCTGCGCGCATCGGCGTGGGCGTCAAGGCGCTGCAGGAACTCGGCTATGCCGCGGCGCAAAGTGGCACGAACGCCGAAACGCTCGAGAAGGGTCTCGCCAAGCTGTCGCGCACCATGGCCGAATCGGCCGCCGGTGGCGCGGCGCAGAAGGCGCTGTTCACGGCGCTCGGCGTGGCCGCAACGGACGCGACCGGCAAGCTGCGCCCGGTCGAAGAAGTGTTCGTCGACCTGTCCGAGAAATTCCGCCAATACAAGGGCGGCGCGGGCGAGGTGAAGATCGCCACCGAACTGTTCGGCAAGGCCGGCGCCGACCTGATCCCGGTGCTGAACGAGGGCCGGGCCGGGCTGCGCGGATTCGCCGATGAAGCGGCGAACTTCGGTGTGGTCGTCGGCGAGGATGCCGTCGCCCAGGCGCAGGCGTTCAACGACAACCTCGACAAGCTTCAGACCATCCTGAAGGGCGTCTTCAACGACGTCGCCAAGGACCTGCTGCCAGCGCTGGTGTCCCTGTCCGGCCTGTTCGTCGACAACGGCACTGCCGCGCGGAAGGCTGGTGAAGACTTCTCGATCCTGCCCTACGTGATCAAGGGCGTGATCATCAGCGGCATTGCGGTCAAGAACATCATCGAAAGCATCACCGATGTCCTCGCCTTCGGCGTCGACATCATCATGGCGAACATCGAAGTCTGGAAGGCGTTCGGCAACGTGCTGTCGACTGTTGCCGGCGCACAGGCCAAGGCGCTACAGGGCGACTTCCAAGGTGCATGGGAAACCATGCAGAAGGGTTCGACCGAAACCGCGCAGATCACCAGCGAGGCATTCGCCAAGCTGCGTGGCGGCTGGGAGGCGCTCAAATCCGGCTTCCAGAACTCCGGCTCGGATATCGCTGATGCGATCGAGCGGATCTACAACCCGATCGAGAAACTGGGCGAAGAGGCGAAGAAGGCCGGCGAGGATGTAGGCACGGTAGAGGCGCCCATCGTCGACACCGGCAACGCGGCCGGCAAGACCGAGCCGAAGATCAAGAAGCTCAAGGACACGACCGCGCAGGCGGCCCGAGAGGCCGAGGAATGGCGCGAGCGTTTGCGCGATCTTGCGGCCGAAATCGAGGGCCCTGTTGCGCAGGCGAACGTCGAACTGGATCGCCAGCTTGATGAACTTGGCGATGCCTACGGCCGCGGCGCGATCTCGGCGGAACAGTTCGCCGAGGCAAAGAAGAATCTGATCGAGGCGCACAAGCGCGAGATTGGCCAGATCAAGACCGCCCGCACGCCGATGGAGCAGTTGCTCGAAGATCTCGAATTCGAGATCCAGTTGCTCGGCATGTCGAACGAGGAGCGCGAGAAAGCCATCGCGCTGCGCGGGCTTGAAGCCGATGCCACCGAGGAACAGAAGCGCCAGCTGGAGAACCTGCTGAACCAGCGCCAGTTCCTCGAAAACTCGAAGGCCCAGGCCGCCGAGTGGACGGCCATCTGGCAGGACGCGTTCGGCCAGGTCGCGCAGTCGCTGCTCGCGGCGTTCGCGAATGGCGACGGCATCGGCGACGCGCTGAAGAATTCGCTGCAGGGTGCGCTGAATGGCGTGCTCGACAAGAACATCAAGAAGTTCACCGACGCGCTCGGCCAGTGGTTCAGCGGCGGCGGCACCGGTGGGCTCACGGCGCGTGGCGCGAACGGAATGCCGAACTGGGCAAACGGGGCACTGGCGCTCGGCGCGGGCCTCACGCAGGGCTGGATTGGTTCAGAGAACACGGCGCAATCGGCGTTCGGCGGTGCGGCCAATGGCGCCGCCCTCGGCACGCAGTTCGGCGGAGTGCCCGGCGCGATCATCGGCAGCATCCTCGGCGCGATCGTCGGCGCCATCAGCAGCCAAAAGCCCTACCTCGAAGTCAGCAGCAGCGCGAGCAACATCAACCGCGGCCGCGTTGAAGGCACGGCCACGTCGCAGCTTGGCCGCATCTTCGTCGGCAAGGATGACCTCACGCTGCCGGGCAATATGTCGAGCCAGCAACTGGCCGACAACATCGCGAAGTTCGACAACGCGATCGCCACGATGCTCAATTCGTCCGAGCTTCAGGCCGCGCAGGCCGCACTGTCGCGCTTTGACGTGAACCAGAGCGGCAGCGGCGCGATCGATACCGAGGAAATCCTCAGCCAGCGCTTCAACGCGGTGATTCGCGCCATCGAGCCACAGTGGGCGGCCTTCCTTGGCCGCATCGACGACCTGCAGGAGCGCGTGAAGGCGCTCGAAGGCCTGCGCGTCCTGTCGGACTGGGTGGAAGACTTCGGCGACGTGATCGACGGGCTCGACCCCGATCCGCTGCGTCAGCTGCAGAACCAGCTGCACAACCTCGACAAGGCGGTCACCGACACAGCTGACCAGCTGGCGGCGGCCATCGACGCCCAGGACCCGGCGGCGATCCTCGAGGCGGCCAACGCCGCGCAGCAAGCCGTCACGCGCCGCTATCAGGCGGAAGTCGATGGCGTGCGCAACCTGCAGGCCGCAATCGCGCAACTGGACGAACAGGCACGCGCGTTCCGCACGAACATCGCGCAGCGGCTGCTCGACGTGGGCGGGCTCAGCATCGGCCAGCTGGCGTCCAGTCAATTCGCCGACATTGGTGCCGCGCGCGGCAGCGTGCTGAACGCGGCCGACACGCAGACCGCGCTGGCCAATCTCGACCGGTTCGTCGCGTCCGTCGACGCCTGGCTGCAGTCGGCCCGTGCCGAAGTCGATGCCTGGGCCGCGCAGTCGCGCGCACGGGTACAGGCCGCGCTCGCCGCGCTGGACACCGAACAGAACAGCATCATGGCGGCCGCGCAGGCGCGCATGGCGCAGCAGCAGGCTGCCGCGCAGCAGTTCGCCGCGCAGCAGCAGGCGGCCCAGCAGGCGCAACTGCAGGCCCTGCAGCAGCAGCTGGCGGTCGCCCAGCAGTGGGCCGGCGTGCTGCAGAGCGCGCAGCGCATGCTCGACCAGATGGCCACCGGCGCCGCGAACCCGCTGTCGGGCTTCTCGCGCCTGGCCCTGCTCGACGAGCGCATCGCCCAGCTGCGCGGCAACCTATCCGGCGCCACCGGCGCGAACCGCGCGACCATCGCCCAGGAACTGCTCGCGGCGCTCAACGAGCGCCTGCAGCTTGCGCAGGGCCAGTTCCAGCGGCCGTCGCCGGAATACATGGCGATCTTCAACGCCACCGTGCGCGAGACCGCCGGGCTGCGCGACATCGCACAGCAGGAGGCCGACCGCGCCGCCGAGCTGCAGGAACTGATCGCCTCGCTGCAGCAACAGACGGTCGACGCCGTCGGTGGGCTCGGCGACGTGATGTCGTACCTGTCGACGGACGAGGCCGAGCGCCTGACGGCGATCGAGGCCGAACGCACCGCGCTGCAGAATGAATTGATCGAGATCGACCGCGAAGCGCAGCGCCGACTGGACGAGATCAACGCCACGGCGCGCGCGCAGTACGAGTGGGCGCAGACCACGTTCGAAGAACTGAATGCGGTACGCCATGCCGAACTGATCGCGCAACTCGAAGCGATCACGGGCGGGCTCGACCCGGACAGCTTCATCGCCCAGCGCATGGCCGAGACGACGGACCTGCTGACCGACATCCGCGACGGCATCGCCGAATTCCTCGGCAGCATCAGCGCCGGAGGCGGCAATGGAGGCACCAGCCCCGCGCCGATCGAGCCCGGCATGCCGCGCGACCCGGACAACCCGAGCCAGCCCTATGTGCCGGCCGGAACGAGCAACGTGATCACCATGCCGCTGGCCATCGACCTGAACCTCGAAGGCGGAAAACTGGCCCGCTACGTGGTCGATGTCGTCGTCGACAAGGCCGGGCTGGTCGCGCCGGCCATGAAGCGCGCAGCGCGGACGGCCTGACATGCCACAAGTCGCCACCACCCACTACGCCTGCTTCGCCCGATGGACCTACAGCGCCGTCGACTACGCGGTCGGTACCGACGAAGGCTATCGTTCGGGCACGAACCACGACCCGGTGCTCACCACCGACGCCGACCTGCAAACGCAGTTCCGCGAGGGCGTGGTCGACGGCAATACGCTCACGCTGACGATCGCGGACGGCATCGGCGGCACGTACCGGACGCTGGTTACCGGCAACGTGCTCGATGGCACCGCGGTGACGGTCGAAACCGTGTGCACGCTCACGTACGACGACGGCACCACCGCGGAGCAGACCGCCTCGCAGACGCTGACGGTGCAGGGAACGGCCGTCGAACCGGGCAAAGTGCACCTCACGCTGATCGACCTCGAAGACGCGCGCCTCGCCACGCTCTACCCGAGCAACACCTACACCGCCGATCTGTTCCGCGACCTCGACGGCGGGTTCGCCGGCCGCGCGATTCCGTATCCTGTGGGCACCTGCCGCAAGTTCACCTGCCCGCAGTTGTTCGCCGATTCGGCGCGTGCGCAGTGGTTCCACTCGGTGTGCGATGCGAGCGGCTTCCTCACGCTGACGATTGCGGCGATCAACACCGGCGCGAAGACCTTCAGCGTGGCCGGCGACTACGCCGACCGCATCAGCGCAGGCACTGTGATCTATGCCAACGCCGCGAGCGCGAACCCGGGCCGCTACACCGTCACCGGGGCGGTGTTTTCGACGCCGAACACCGTCATCACCGTGTCCGAAACCATCAGCAGCGGCACGGTGTCTGGCGCGCTGATCGTGCCGCCCACCGTGCTGGCGGTCTATCGCGACGGGCGCCTGGTGGCGTCGAGCGAATACACCGTCGAACTCGCGTGGCCGGCGAGCGGGCAGTTGGACGACAGCGATTTCGACAACTCGCCGGCCGTGTGGACGGCCGCGGGCGTCGGCACCGGCACGGCCACACTTACCGGAGGCGTGGCGCGATTCACCGGAGACGGCACCGCGACCAACTACGGTCGCGTGAACTACGGCGGCGCTACCCGCACCGCGTTGCCGCGCGCCTACGTGCTGGCCACGCTCACCTTGGCCGCCGGCTCGCGCGCGCGCCTGGCCACAACCGCAACGGTTACTGCGGGCACCGTGATCACATCCTCCGGAACGCACACCGCGCCGGTGCAGGTGGCCAATTCCACGGGCAACATTGATCTGTACATCGGCAACGCCAACACCGGCAGCGCCACAACGGTCGACGTGGACGACCTGTCGATGAACACCACGCACACCCTGCTGATGTTGCGCTTCGTTCGCGAGCAGGTCGGGTTCGACGGGCGCCCCTACAGCATCCAGGCGGACGTGCGCGGGATCGTGTCGCGCAACGTCGCCGACGAGATCAGCCGCTTGCTCACCGCCGCCGGCGCCACGCCGGACGCCACCAGCTTCGCCGCCGCGCAGACCTACGCCACCACGCACGGCATGCTGGTCGATGTCGACCACGGCCGTGGCGACGACCGCGAGGGCGGCCAGCGCACGCTGCGCGCGTTGCTCGACGACCTGCTGTTCATCGCCCGCGCCACGCTCAGCCGCAATTCGTCCGGCCACTGGGTCATCACCCAGGACAAAACCGCCAGCACGGCCGAAACACTGGACGAAGATGCGGGCGATCTGGTTGAAGTGCGGCGCCTTGACCAGCCCCCGAAGCCCGTCAGCATCGGCATCCGCTTCGCGCCGAACCCGCGCGACCCGGCGAACCTCACCTACACCATCACGCGCACGGTCTCGGGCGGCACGCTGCCGGCCGAGCAGCCGCGCGACGTGCGCTATCTCACCGACGCCACCGCCGCCGATCGGCTGGCGTGCTATCTGGCACTGCGCGCACAGTACGGCGCGCGCCTGAAGTTCCGGCGCTGGCTCGCCGCGCGCACGCTGGGCGAAGTGGTCAACCTCACCAGCACGCCCACCTACCCCGGCGCGCGCGACTGGTTCATCGACCAGGTGCAGCAGATCCCGGGCGGCGTGCAGTGCGAGGCGCGGCAGTACGCCGCCGCCGTGCACACCTACAGCGCCGGCACGCTGCCGAACGGTGCGACCACGGCGTATCAACCCGACTATTCGCAGACGCCGCCGAGCGCACCCACGGGCATGGCGATTACCGCCGGCAGCGTGGCCACCGCGAACGACGGCACCATGACCGCACGCGTCACCGCGAAGGCGACGCCGCCCAGCGTCAACTGGGCCGAGCTGTGGCTCACCGCGATCCACAACACCACGAACGAGATCTCGGCGCTGGTGCGGGCCGACAGCATCGGCGGCGGCGAATACGGCGCGACGCTGACCGGCTTGCGCCCGGGCGAGGTGTACAAGCTGCAGAGCTACGCGGTGAATGCGTTCGCGGTGCAGGGCAGTGTCGCGACCACGTTCAACGCCACCGCCATCGGCGGCGGCGCGACCGACACGACGTTCACCGCGCCGGGGCAGACGACGTTGCCAGGCGACGTGGCCAGCATCAGCGCGACGCAGCGCATGGGTCGAATCGTCGAGGTGACGTGGACGGCGGTCAGTGCCGCCGCGCTGTGGGGCTACGTGCTGGAACGCGAGGTGTCGGGCGTCTGGACCGAGGTCTGGCGCGGCCAGGCGACGAACTACCGCGACACCGACGTGACCATGGCCACCGCCTACCGCTACCGCGTGAAGGCGCGCGATACCTACGGCAACGTCTCGGCCAATTGGGCGACCAGTGGCACGGTGACGCCATCGGGCAATGTCACGGGCGGCAGCGGCGGCGACCTGGGAACGGATACGGTGGAGACCAGCAACCGCACTGCCACGAACACGTTCAGTGTGTCCTACACGAACCCGGGGGCGCTGCAGGCGCAGACGCAGAGCCTCACGCACAGCCTGGGCAAGGTGCCGCTGCTGACGATCGACACCGCGGGCAAAGCGTCGGTTCTGGTCACCCTGAAGAACGTGACCACGACGGCCGCGGACGTGCTGATCGTCGGCACCGGCAACGGATCTACAAACCCGGTATCGCCGACCGATCCGCATGACCACCTGCTGCTCGGCTTCACCGAGGCCGGCACCGTCTACGTGAGGGTCTGGTAATGGCTGCACATCGCATCGTCCTGTTCGACGCCGCCGGCAACGCATTGATGGGCGCCGACATCCGCACCGGCGGTGCTGCGATGGCTGCATGCTGGATCGAGGACGCCACTGCGCACCTGGAAGCCCATGGCATCACCGGCGTGGTTGCGGTCGAGTTCGATCCGGACGAAGGCGGCGACTACGCAGCGCGCCGCGCCATTGAATGTCACACGCTGAAGCTCGAAACCCGCCAGCGCCCGGACGGCGCCCGAGAATTCGTGGGCATGCACCACGCCGACAACCGCCGCGCTCAGGGCAGGGGCCACCGGATCCTGCACAGCACCGTGCCGGGCCTCGCCGCCGCCGCAACCCTTCGGAGCAGCGGAAAGCCGCTGGCCGAACTCGCCGCACAGCACCGCACCCGCAACCCGCGCGCCTGGGGAATTCGATGACCGCCAAGCTCTACTACTCGCTGCATACGCCGTCATCGTGGTCAGCGACCAGCGCGAAGTCGGGCTACAGCGCCAGCAACGCCGGATCGACCGGCATCAAGCGCCCGTGGGCGTCGAATGCCACCGGCGCACAGCAGCTGATTGCCGACCTCGGAAGTTCGAAAACCATCGTGGGATTGGGCATCCAGTCGTCGCCGGTCAGCGCCATCGATGCGCGCGTGGACGGCAGCGCTACGCCCACGACCTCGCGCGGCACCATCACCCCGGCCCAGGCATCCCACGGCATCTACCGCGGCTTGCTCGCCATGAACGTCTCGGCGCGCTACGCCAGCGCCTACTTCGACAGCCCGGCGCTGCTCGGCGCCAATGCCGGCGTCTATTCGATCGAGCCAGCGGCGTACGAGGTGGGCGCGCTATACGCATTCGGCGCGGTGATGGATCTGCCCGTCGAGCCGCTGATCGACTCGGACATTGATGCCGTCTGGCCGCAGTCCAACGAACGCCTTCCGAACGGCGCCGAGATGGTGATCACCCGCGGCGCGCCGTATCAGCGCATCAACCTGCGGTTCCGGCCCGGCCCTGCGCACGACATCGAGAAGATCGCCCGCATCGCGCGCGCCGGCCTGTGCTGGCTCGACCTTGGCGTCGCGAGCCGCCCCGAACTGTCGTGGCCGGTGCGCTGGACGGACGACAACGCCCAGCGCCGATTCTCCGGTGGCCGCGACCAGGTCGCGCTGTCGTTCCGGGAGATCACTTAGCCGAGTGTGCGGGAATGTCCTGCGGCGCCTTGGGATATTTCGCAGCGTCGAACAGGACAATTCGGGCCGTGCCGTTCGCAGCGCCGCGCAGCACCACCCAGGTGCCGGCCGGCTTGTAGAACGTCTTGACGACGGTCGCCGACACATCTGGCGATCCGGTCTCGACCGCCGCCGCCTGCGTCTGGATGACCGCAACGGTGTAGCAGTGCACGTGCAGGTCGGCACCGGCCTGCAGCTTGTACGGCACGACGCAGGCGCCGTTGGTCGCGGGCATCTGGATGAAGGATTCGGGCGCGTCCGCCGCGCGCACAGGCGCCGCCGTTGCGATCAGGGTCGCCAGAATTGCGGACCGAAATCGCCGAGGCGGACCGAAAAGTCCCAACAAGATCGGGCCTGAAACCCTTGGTGCCGGTGGAGGGACTCGAACCCACACTGTGTCACCACAAACGGATTTTGAGTCCGGGTCACTTGTTCGCGCGATCATGAGGATAGCTCCGTTTCTGGTCCGCAATCGGTTATGAAAGCGGGCCTTGAGCGCCAATAACGGCGCGGGGTCGGTCGGAATTGCGGACCGGAATTCTTCACTTCGTCGGGCTCGTTTTGTCGCCGCGGCGCCGACGCACGTACGCCTCGGTCATCGTCACCGACGAGTGTCCAAGCTGTTGCTGCGCCTGGCGAATGTCGCCGGCTGAAGGGGCGTTCGATGATCATGGGTCTGTCGTTATCCCGTCGATCCGTGCGGAAAATTCGGCTACGCGGTGTTAGTCCGACTTTTCAGTCGGAGAATGGGCGTTCGGCCTCACGACACATCGATCATGTTGTGCACTCCACGATTGGCGCGGATGTCGGCAACCAGCGAGCGCGCATTCCTGCTGGCCGCACGTTGCGAACTCCCTCCGCATCTGTTGCGAGCCGCCCAATACTTGACCGCGCCTTTCGGTTCGCACATCGGGCAAGGGATGTCCTCGCCGGGCTCGTACAGGTTGCCTTCATCGTCGCAGTCGTCGGCGTCGTACAGTTTGCCGTCAATGCACACGCTGTCCGGGTAGTTGCCAGCGCCGAATTCGTAGCCCGAGTAGTTGCACATCACTGTCCTCTCGCTTCGGCACAGAGGCCGAACCATTCGTTGCAGCGGAGCCGCGCCGGCCTCGTTGCAACCTATCGCCGCCAGGCGGGCGGCCCGCTGAACTCAAACGTTATCCAGCAT